TGCTGAACCGCCATCTGCTGCATCTGCTGAAGACGAGCGCCTAGATCCTGCTTCTCCGCCTCGCTCTGTTGAAGCTGAAGCTGCTGGTCGCGGATCAGATACTGCTCGATCGGCTCTGCGCCAGGAGCTGGAGCCATCACCGCCGCGTCGGCGGCCCGCTTCAAACGGCTGAACACACTCGCGAGTTTCCGACCAGCAGATGCCTGTTTCTGCGGCGCGCCCTGGGGCATGAACTGCCAGAGCTTGTCCATGTGCTCCTGAGCGTCCGTCTGGATCTGCTCAAGGGTGTACTTCATGGGGTTATCGCCAAGCTGCGCGTGCAACGCCTTGAAAAGCACGATCGCCTGCTGCTCCCCAGCCAGCAGGAACCGAAGAGCGACTTCGGGGTCATCGCTGGGCTCGGGCGACGGATGCGGGGGGATAACCACCCCGCCCGGCTGAAGAACGCCCATACGACGAAGGAAATAGTGCATCTCCTTCAGCTCGTCCTCGCCCTGCTCCTCGAACAGCTCAGCAAGGCCCGCGCGCTCAAGCCCGCGCATCATCTCGCCGTAGTAGGCGTACGCGGCGTGCTGGCGCATAGAGTTGCTGACGATCTGAGCAAGCGTCATGACGACCTGCTCTACGGGCACCGCAAACTCACCCTCAAGGTGGCCAGTATCGTCGGGGGCGCCCACCATGGTGCGAGCGGAAGCCTCTGCCGGAGTGGCGGCCTCGCCCGTCTGCGTGTCCGCCACGTACTTCATCAGGTTCTCGTCCGGGCGAGGCTCGCCCGGCGCGGCCAGCTTACGAAGCACGCTGGGGAACGCGGCGACGTCAAAGGCAGTAAGCGGCTGCTCCGTAAAGGGGCGGCCCGCCGAGAGGATTTCTAGGTCGAGGTCGTCGTAGTGGCTCATGACATCCTCACGGAGAGACGATCAGAGTTAGCTGCCCAAGAGACGGACCTCCGGTCATGCCGGAGATCTTAGCGATGGGGATGATTCCGGCCGAGGTGAACGCCCCAAGGCCGAGGTCCGCAAGAGCGGTCCCGGTGCCGTCAAGCGCAAGCCCGGCATCACGCTGTAGCGCCAAGCGCTGCTTCGGGACGACCTTGGTATCGCCGTCGCGGTTGGTGATTGTGGGTCCGTAATCATTGGCGCGTACGGAGGCGACGGTAGCGCCTAGCGCCGCATTGATCTCGCTGACCACAGAAGCGAGGGTCATAAGTGACCCTAGCGCCCCTGAGAAAGTAACTGTGACGGCAGGCGTCGTGAACACGAGGGTCTTGCCGCCAACAGGCAGGCCGTACGTAGGAATGGGGTTTCCTAGCGCGGTGCCGTTGATGTGATCCTCTAGTGTCTCTCGCGTACCGATAATGATCTTATGCGGCATGGCTCAGTCCTTCTTGGTAGCCCAGATCAATAAAAGCCGATAGCTGACAGCGCGTAGTAGTCCGAGTGTACACCACTCGGCTGCGCATCCATGATCCCTTCGATGTTCAGCGCGGTCTTTACCATCCGCTTGTTCTGCTCGTACGCAGACTGAAACATCGACAGCATCGATTGAATGATGGGCGCCTTGTCGTTGATTGACACACTCAGCCCGCCGTCTGAGAACGGCAGGTGGTTACGAGCGTAGAAAATCATGAGGCTCTGTAGAAGGCCGATGACCGTGCCCCGGACACAGAGGTTTTGCAGATTGAGAGAGAAGAGGTCGTCGAGAGAGTAGGCCGAGAACGGCGGAGTCCCATTGAAGTCGCTCAGAAAGTCGACGGTCGCCCACGCAATCATTCGATCCGAACTCTCCTCACCACGGATGAGAAGGTTGAGCGGAGCGAAATCGCGCATGAACAAGCGCACGCTTTGGATGTGCGCGTTGAACGCGGGCGACGACGACTGACCAAGCGGTAGGATCTCAGCAGCCACGGCCTACTCTCCCTCTTCAGGTCAGCCTGCGGTCTGGGCCTTCTCCCAATCCGAGAGAAGCTGGATGATGGTGGTGTTCGCCATCTTGTCGTCCGCCGCAACCCCTCGCTCCGAGCAGAGGACAAGGAGGCCGCGCTTGTTGCGGGTACGCCACGCCTCAGGAAGCGCGGGGCCCGCCATGTACGCCATCTCCTCAGAGGTCACGTCGGGGGTCTCCTCGAAGGGCTCCTCCGAAAGAGGGGCCTCGGGCTCGTTCGCGAGGTCGCTATCCGAGGGCTCATTGAAGTCCTCAGAAGGCGCAGGCTCGTTGAAGTCCTCAGCCGGGCTCTCGTCCCCGATATCCGACTCCCCCTCACCGGGGCCAAAGTCGTCATCCGGCGCAGCCTGCACCGGGGCGGCCAGGGCAGGCCGGTCGCCACGCACGATCGCGCGAAGCTCCTCGGGGTTGATAAAGGCATCCGCATGGCTCTGAAGACGCAGAGCACCGCGATTGATGTGCCGGACAACCTCCTCCACGTGACCCGAGAGGAATCGAACGGTCACAGGAACCCGGCGGCCCGGGCGGACAACCACGTCCCCAATGCGGAACTGGCGGTCCAGAAAGCGGCTCATACGACGGTCGTACTTGGTGCGGTGGTCACGGCCAGCGCCGTAGACGTAGATGATCTGGTTCGCGGTATCCATTCTGGTTTCTCCTTGTTCTTGGTCTTCCAAACACGAAGGGGGCACCGGCCTTGGTGCCGATGCCCCCTCCGGAGTCTAGCCTGAGACTGGGGCTCGACCCGAAGGCGTCAGAAGCTGACGACCTGCGGGAAGAACTGGCGGTTACCCGCCCGGTTGTTAACCGCGCCCAGATCCTCCTCACCCACCGGCGTAACGCGGCCCAGGATGGCATCCGCGTTCGTCGTCGGGTTCGCGTCGCCGGAGTACAGCTCCAGCTTACGGACCGAGGCGATGTTGACGATGCTCATGCCGATGTCCTTCCACGCGACAAACTTGATCATGTTGATCACCTTGTCGATGTAGAACTTGACCTGGTTGAGCACGTAGAACCGGCCGAGGAAGTCGGGCGACGTGAAGCAGTACACGTTGCCGGGGCGCAGGATGTCCGTCTTGATGGTACGGACGTAGCGCTTGCCGAGCAGCATGTTGTACTTGTAGCCGTTGACGACCGTCTCCGACTGGATCTTGTCGCCCTGGTCCTCGACGGTCCACTGAAGGATGTCGTCCCAGTCCTGCGACGTCATGAGGATCTGGTCCGACTCCAAGCGGTTGCCGTCGAGCAGCTTGATGAGCCGCACGATGTCAGGGCGCTGGAGGGGGCGGACCACCGCGTCGTTCGTCGCCGCGATGCGAGCAAGCTCGCCCTTGACGATCGAGAACTCGACGACCGCGCCGAGGCCCAGGTTCGAAGCGTTGAGCGCCGTCGAAACGCCGCCGTTCGCCTCGGTCTGGAGCGCCTGGACCGCCGACTCGATGTGGATCGTGAACTCACGATCCTGCACCTCGCCGAGGTCGCGGACGGCGTTCTGCTCGATGACCTTCCCGATCGGGAAGGCGTACGCGAGGAACTCCTGCTCCGGCTTCTGGAACATCTCGCTCATCACGGTGATGAACGGGACCTCCACCTTCTCGCCGCGGATGAAGTTCGCGCGCGGCTCGCCACGGAACGTGACGACCATCGCACGCGAGCGTGGCTCAAGGTACTCGATCTTCACGAGCGCGTCGTGGTTGGTCGAGACCTGGCACTGCGAGCGGTCGACGTTCTCGGGCGGAAGAATCCGCTCAACGAACGACGCCTCACGAAGGCGGTCACGAATATACCCTCCGAAACGGGCGGCGATCTTCGACTTCGCACCCGGATCGGAGAGCTGGGCAACGAGCATCTCCTTAGCGTCCGACATGATGGTCCTCCTAGTCTTTCTCTGTTTGGCCCGAGTGCGATCAGGCGAGCGCGCTCACGAACTGGAGCAGGTTCTTGTTCGTCGCCGGAAGCCGGAGAACGAACCCGAGACGGCGGTTGGCACCAGCGTGCGGGACGAGGCCCGCGCGGTTGACGCTACCGACCGCAGCGTTGTTGACCGTGCCCAGCATCAGGCTCTGGCCAAGCGCGGCGATGGCGGTGTCGAACACGATCGTG